AATTTTCACGAAGTTTATAATGATGTTGAAAAAGCAATTGATTATGCATTTCAGGGAAAATTTGTGCTAAAATTTTACGATTACCTTAAAGTAAAGGGTGCTCGAAAGTTTGAAGTTGAAGAATTTATTGAGAGTTCAACGGCATCAAACATCAGTACTGTTGTGATGGATCTTGATGACTATCTTGAAGGAGGTGCTGATGAGATTCATAAACAACTTCGTGAAGCTTATGGTCATATCTCTAAACCAGAGGCACGAAAAATAAGAAACTATTTGTATGGCATCCTTGAAGATGCATGGAAGTATAATTATGACAAAAGGAAAGGGAGACGCAAAAAGCAAACTAAATAACTCTGAACCCGAGATCAATCGGGGTGTGGAATTATTGTTAAGAAAACGGAGGAGGAAATCTGAAGAACCAAAGACATTCCAAATGAGATTTGGTAAGATGATTTCTCTCTTTCGGCGAGAGATACACATACTATTCGAATTTCATCTGGACATTCGGAAAAAGTAACTCTCGGAGAAAGAAAAATGTTAGCAGTAACACTCACCATCGGCACTCTTGTTTCAGTGATGTTCTTTTTTGTTGGTGGAGTAATAGGATGGATGGCCAAGCAACATTTCTATGAGAGCTCATATCCCTCATATACACACCCAGAAATGTTTGATCAAAATGGAAACATAATTCCAGACGAAATTTTAGCAGTGAGATTTGAAAATGACTACGAATACGACGACGAAGAAGACGACGAGTAGAACTAGGAAGACACCAGCAAAATCTACTCCTCGCACTAAATCAATTAAAAAACTTCCTCCTAATCCTTTTATGAATGAGATCTTGGATCTTGTTCATGAACAAGAAATCGAAGAAAATAAGATTAAAGTACTTCAAGAGTATGCAAATGATGCCCTGAAGACTCTTCTGATTTGGAACTTTGATGAGAGTATCATTTCTCTTCTCCCTACTGGTGAAGTTCCTTATCAACCAAATGAAAGTCCTTTGGGAGTAGATCACTCTTCTCTCCGTAGAGATTATAAGAATTTCTATAATTTTGTGAAAGGTGGTAACGATTCTCTTTCCAAGATTCGTAGAGAAACAATCTTTATTCAGATTCTTGAATCTCTTCATCCAAATGAAGCTGAAGTTTTAATTCTCGTTAAGGATAAAAAACTAGAAGATAAATATGATATCTCACTGGATATCGTACAAAAGGCATATCCTGATATTGTGTGGGGCAATCGTTCGTGAGTGTAGTTGCGGAGAGAAAAATGGCAGAATCTAAAAAAGAAAAAACAAGATATCTGCCCCATGAATATGGATGTGAGATTCTCTTTGAAAGATCAACAATGGTTCAGGCAAAAGATTCATCACTTCCAAATGATGCATATCTTATTTGGTATAATGTGGATGGTGAAACTTTCTTAGATGTAACTCGTTGCAGAAAGAGAGTCGATTTATTTGATTTCTATTATGATAAGTATGGTCCAGGGTCAGTTCGTAAGATTGATTTTGGATACGGAAGAGTAAACCCAAAACTGTGGGGATATAAAGCACCAGAAAAAAAGAAAAAGAGATGAGTGAAGGATTTAGTGAAGAAAAGATTGAAGTATCAATCAATAAAGATGAAGTAAGAAGTCTTCTTAAGAAATATAAGAAGATTAAAAAGTACATGCGGTCTCCTATGTTCACTGTCAAGAAATTAGATGGAACTGAGAAGATTGTCAGTGAACTTTTGAGGGACCCTGAGGATGGGTAAGCATTATCTTTTAAATCTTTATGGATGTTCTTTTGTTCTTTTGGACGACGAGCGTTGTCTTATAGATTTACTAGAAAACGCTGCAGTTGCTAGTGGTGCTACAGTGGTTCAAACCATATCAAAAAAGTTTGAACCCCAAGGCGTCACTGTAATTTGCATGTTATCAGAAAGTCATATTAGTATTCACACTTGGCCTGAGGAAGGTAAAGCAGCAGTAGATGTTTATACCTGTGGCGATTGTAATCCTAAGATTGGATGTGATATTATCATTCAACAACTTTTTGCTCAGAATCATACTCTGAGTTATATTGAGCGTTAACTAAATACACTATATCTGGAGAATTCTATGCTCTCTACTCAATATCGTTTGCGCCTAGAAGCAATCTGCGAACGAATTGTCACAGGCGAATCCGTAGAGTTAAGTGAAATGATTTGGGCAGAAAAACTTGCTAAATCAAATCGTTCTGCTGCAACTATTCTAAGACAAGCAAGACGCCGTGCAGCTAATCCTGATATGCAGGAAGGTGGTCTTGATGACTTTATGAATGCATTGGATTTGGGAGACCCTGACCCATCAAATCATAGAACAGGATTCCGTGGAGCAGATGACATTATAGATTTCTTCAGTCAGGATAAACCTGAAGATTGGAGAACTAGAGATTAAATTGTATCATATTTTACAAACTTACTTGCATAACTATACTAACAGGTCTATAATGACCTTACGTTCATCCCTATGGGACGGAAGTAAGCCGACGCGGAACGGAACGTTCATTCGCTATTCGCAAATAGCGAACGCAAACGCCGACTGAAGGAACGCTCTTTAACCTAAAAAACTAAGGAGAACCCTAATGTCTAAAGTAGTATATCGTGGCATCGAGTATGATACTCAAAAGCGTCTTGAGTATCAACAACAAATGATGCAGCAACCCCAACAATACAACGAAACCTATCGTGGTGTTAAGTTTGTAAAAGAGGGACACAAATGAAAAAACTTAATGAACTTCAACTGATTAAAGATCAGAAGCAAAAAGAAGAGAGGCGTCGTAAAGCATCTCTTGCTACTCTAGTAGCAGCAAAATAAAATTTTGAGGGGGACTTGACTCCCCTCTTTTTTTTGCTTATAATTACCTTTGTGGAGGTTCATAAGATGGACAAAGAAAAACTAAAACTAATCATCAGGAATCTGGAATCTCTTGTTGATTGCCTTAAATCAGAAGTTTATTCTGATACTGATTCCTACCTAAATTATGAGGACGTTGCTCCTCACCTTGCTGACTACGATGAAATCTTTGAGGACGATGATGGATACCCAGACTGAATTTGAGTTTATGAAACCAGAAGTAAAACTCATTAGTGTTACTCCAGATGCAGAAAAGCATATGGCTTACTGTGCACGAGTGAGTAATCCTGCAAATCAAGAGAATGAAAAGTTCTCTGGATTGCTCAAGTATTGTATTCAACATCAACACTGGAGTATCTTTGAGCAAGCAACGATGACTGTAGAGATTAATACTACTCGTGGAATTGCCGCTCAGATTTTGCGTCATAGGTCCTTCACATATCAAGAGTTTTCACAACGATATGCTGATACGAATCTTCTGAATAAGACCATTCCTCTTCCCGAACTTCGTCGTCAGGATGATAAGAATCGTCAGAACTCAATTGATGATATTCCTGATTATTTGAAACTGACTCTGACTGAAGACATTCGTATTCATTTTGAGCATGGTCTGAGACTCTATAACCGTCTTCTGGAGAAAGGTGTGGCAAAGGAGTGTGCAAGGTTTGTACTCCCCTTGGCAACCCCCACAAGACTCTACATGACCGGTTCAATAAGGTCATGGGTACATTATATTGATCTTCGTTCTTCGCATGGAACACAAAAGGAACACATGGAAATTGCAGAACTTGTTCGTTGCATCTTTACTTGCCAATTCCCTGCTGTATCTGAAGCACTTGGTTGGACTCGTGAAGGATGCTCTGAGTGTAATGATGCGCCATCTATTACTATCGAATAAATATCCCTATACATTATTCTTAACTATGCCAGTATATCCAGTTAAAAATTTAAAGACAGGTGAGACTCAAGAACTTGTCATGACAGTTGCTGTCTATGAGCAGTGGAGAAAAGATAATCCAGATTGGGACAAAGATTGGTCTCAAGGATGTGCTGGAGTTGGTGAGGTAGGTGAATGGCAAGAAAAGCTTGTCAAGAAAAATCCAGGATGGAATGAAGTTCTTCGTAAAGCTTCAAAAATGCCTGGTGCAACAGTAAAACCATTTAGTTGATTCATGGCACGTAAAAGAGCACCGAATCCTGTACCATTTGGAATGAGCAATAGACAGATGAAACGTAAGAAGCCAATTAATCTTGATATAATGAAGACGATTGAGCCTCTGACAGACAATCAAGAGACACTCTTCAAACAATATAAACTTGATCAGAATGTTGTAGCTTACGGTGCTGCTGGTACTGGTAAGACGTTCATCACACTCTATAATGCTCTACGTGATGTTCTTGATGAGAAGACTCCTTATGAGAAAATCTATCTTGTCCGTTCTCTTGTAGCTACTCGTGAGATTGGATTCTTACCTGGAGATCATGAGGACAAATCAAGTCTTTACCAGATTCCTTATAAGAACATGGTAAAGTACATGTTCGAAATGCCAGACGATTCCGCATTTGAAATGCTTTATGGAAATCTTAAAACTCAAGGCACGATTAGTTTTTGGAGTACTTCTTTTATTCGGGGAACTACTCTGGATAATGCTATCATTATCGTAGACGAATTCCAGAACTTGAACTTTCACGAACTTGATAGTATTATCACTCGTGTCGGTGAGAACTCTAAGATTATGTTCTGTGGTGATGCCACTCAGTCTGACCTTGTGAAAACAAACGAACGTAATGGTATTGTTGACTTCATGAGAATTCTGAGAGTGATGCCTTCGATGTCCATGATTGAGTTTGGTATAGAGGATATTGTTCGTTCAGGTTTGTGTAAGGAATATCTTGTTGCTAAAATGGAATTGAATCTCTGATGTTTAATCATGTTGAATTGAATCTTCCCTCTCTTGAGAGGGAAATGATTGATGGAGTTCGTTATTATAAAGTAGGTGATAAAGATGAACTACAAAAGTTTGTTTCTATCACCTCGGTAATTAGTCATTTTAATAAAGAAAAGTTTGCCTCTTGGAGACAGAGAGTTGGAAATGAAGAGGCAGATAAAATTACTCGAAAGGCAACGAGTCGTGGAACAGATCTTCATACACTTGTTGAGGATTACTTACATAATCGGAATTTATCCGATGTTCAACCTATTTCAGAACATCTCTTTAAGATTGCCAAACCCACTCTCAATCGTATAAATAACATCTATACCCTTGAAGGTTCTCTTTATAGTCAATACTTAGGTGTTGCTGGTACTGTAGACTGTATTGCTGAGTTTGATGGAGAACTATCAATCATCGATTTTAAAACTTCCAAACAACCAAAACCTAGGGATTGGATTGATGGATACTTCGTTCAGTGTTGTGCATATGCATGTATGCTTCATGAACTTACAGGACTGTCTGTAAAGAAGTTTGTGATTATCATGACCTGTGAGAATGGAGAAGTAGAAGTCTACGAAGAATACGACAAAACAAAATACATCAGACTGCTTACACAATACATCAAGAAATTTGTTAACGATAAACTCGAACAGGTTTCTTGACTTTATAGTTTTATGTGTTAGAATGAACAAAAGTTGAGGAAAAAGATTGTACATCACTGTGTTAGGTCAAATGGAGAATGAATTAGAAAAAGCATTAGAGAATAAGTTTTTCTGTCCTTCTCGATTTGCCCAAGAGATCGAGAATCTTGTACAACATAATGAGGATATGAGTTATATTGATGCTATCGTTCACTTTTGTGAGAAGAATAGTATCGATGTTGAGTCTGTTCCGAAACTTATTTCCAAACCACTAAAAGAAAAGATTAAGTATGAGGCTATGGAGTTGAACTTCCTTAAGAAGACCTCCCGTGCCAGATTGGTCTTTTAATTCCATTTTAGGGGGAAAAATTTTCCCGGTAAAAATCCCTATATTACTTTTTTTGAATGGTGCCTTTTGATACTTATAAGACTTACCTTGCCCTGAAGAGTCACTTTACGAAAGACTCTTACGATTATCACAAGTATCAAGGTAAAAGTCGAGCATCTCTTCAGTCCTTTTACAAGAGGAAGGATCGTTATTGGTTTGAAAAACTATCACGTCAGAAAGAAGACAAAGAAGTGATAGATTTTTTCGTAGCAAACTTTGTAAGTTGTACTGATCCTCAAAATGCTTGGATTGGAGATATGATTAAAGAAGGAGAATCACGATATAAGTCCTGGCAAAAAAGAATACAATCTTTATCCTACTTGTTTAAAGAAGAATCTGAACAATTATTTGAAGATAAATTTGAAGAAGTTTTTGACTGTTCTAAGGGTCATCCGCCCCTTTTAAAGATGTTCCTGGTCGGGAAAATTAGTATAGAAACACTAGTCATCTATGATAGAATATTCCTGTTCGGGAAAGATTTTGATAACAAACTAAAAGATCCTGTGTGGGAAACCGTAAGTTTAAAAATGAAAAAATATTCTCCGTTCCTACATATAGATGTATTCCATTATAAGAAAATACTCAAGCAGATTGTTGGAGGAACATGAGTTTTTTTGATTCAGATCTTGTTCGTGCTGAGATGGCCGAAATCTCAACATTACAAGAAGATGTATACAGAAATGTATTTGAATTTCCTCGTATGAATAAAGAGGAAAAGTTGTTTCATGTTTCTCTTCTGGAAAAACTGTTAAACAAACAACAGATTCTTTATACTCGTTTGAAACTTTCTGATGATCCTGAGGCAATTAAGATGAAAGAAAGAATCAAAGAGTCTGCTCAGATGATGGGTCTCCCTCCTCATGTTGATATGAATGTCATTTTTAACAACATGACACAACTGCTGGAGACCATGAAGGAACGTATTGACAAGACAGGTTCCGACCTGTAGACTGATGGGGTACACAAAGGCCAAATCCAAACAATCCGAGGTATACAAATGTCTTTTGAAAATCTAAAAAAACAATCCAAACTTGGTTCTCTCACTGAGAAACTGGTGAAGGAAGTAGAAAAAATGAACACTGGTTCTGGTGGTGCTGATGAACGTTTCTGGAAACCAGAAATGGATAAGACTGGTGTTGGTTCTGCCATTATCCGTTTCCTTCCTGCACCCGAAGGTGAAGAACTCCCCTGGGTTAAGATGTATGCACATGCCTTCCAAGGTAACGGTGGTTGGTACATTGAGAACTCTCTGACTACTATTGGTCAGAAGGATCCTGTGTCTGAACACAATCGTGAACTCTGGAACAGTGGTAGTGAGAAGGATAAGGAAACTGTCCGTAAGCAAAAGCGTAAACTGTCGTACTTTGCAAACATCTACGTTGTAAAGGATCCTGCTCACCCTGAGAATGAAGGTAAAGTCTTCCTGTTCAAGTTCGGTAAGAAGATCTTTGATAAGATCCTGAATGCGATGCAACCCGAATTTGAAGATGAAGAACCTATCAATCCTTTTGATTTCTGGGGTGGAGCAAACTTCCGTCTGAAGATCCGTAAGGTTGAAGGTTATTGGAACTATGATAAGTCCGAGTTTGATTCTCCCTCAGCACTGTTGGACGATGACGATGCACTGGAAGCATTGTGGAAGAAAGAGTATTCTCTCTCTGCTATCGTTGCTCCTGATCAGTTCAAGTCCTATGAGGATCTTGAGAAGCGTCTGAAGTATGTTCTGGGTCAGAAGTCTGCTCGTGCTGCTGTTCAAGAGCAGGAAGATGAGTATGAGTCTTACACTCAAACTCCTTCTAAGGAAGAGAGTGTGATTGCTGAACTGGAGCAATCTTTTGCTCGCAGCAAGTCTCCTTCACTTCCCAAGATTGAAACTTCTGATGAGGATGAAGATGATGCATTGAGTTATTTCCAGAGGTTGGCAGAAGACTGATTACTCAAACAGTCTAATATTTTCTCCTCTCTTTAAGGTGGCATTCACATACTGACTGCCACCTTTTTTATATGGCATAATATCATCAAGATCATTAAAGATTACATTTAAATACTGTGGTTTAAGAGTAAATATATTTCTTTTATTTTCTTCTATTTGAAGTTCATATTCGTGGTTAGTGACACTGGTTACAAATGAAGTTGAAGGAACATACACCGAGTATCCAAGACCATCATCCCAATACTCATAGTAATAAGAGTTTGCTGTAACCGTAGAAGTTTCTGAAACTAAGAATAGTGCCTCTTCTTTTCTAGGATCTGATAACGTTGGTGATGCAATATTGGGAACAACAGGAAGTTCATATCTAAAACCAGTTACAACATTTCCACTTTGGGCAAGTATTTCTGTTACAACGTGTCTTCCATTATACACATTCTCTGTTACATTATTGATTGCAACTTCATTACCAATTTCCAATCCAGGAATACCATTAACAAGATAAACAGTCACGGTTCTTGAAGGATTTACAGAGTCTCCTGAGGAGATAACAGCGATTTGAGAATTTACAATCTCTACAAAGTTTCCATTTGTTTTCCAAGTAGGAGAAATTCTGAGTCCACTTCTCAGAACTATTCTACCAATAGAATCTCTGACTTCTTCGGTTTCATAATGATGGATACCAGAGTAAAGATTTTCATATGATCCATATTTTTGAAGCATTACTTCATCAAATGTTCCTTGTGTCATAGGCCATTCTGATTGGATATTCAGAATGTTGTTGGAAAGAAGAACTACCCAATCAAGAGTTGAATCGTTATAAAGTTTATAAGCTACATTATCTGGTCTTTCATCACCGATGATCTTATACTTGGTGAAGAAGTTAAGATTTTCAAAGATATCTTCCCTTAACTTTCCTTTTTTGAAAAGATTCTTTACCTCAATGTAATCCGAAATATTTTGTTCCCCAGAAACTCTGCTGACGTATTCAAAGTTAGGAACTTGTCTGAAGTAAGGTCTTGTCATTTTTAGAATCCGATTGGGTGATTATCTTTGTAATCCACATCATAAACGGGTTCAATTTCTCGGAATGAAAGTTGCATAAAATATGAAACCATTGTACCATCCTCATACGTCATATATGTTCCTTGAGGAGTATAATTAACATAACATCCTAACAAAGCACATTCTTTTATTTTATTCAATCCCTGTTCTCCAGCTCCTTGATATTTTATCAAAAATGTATTAGGAGCTTTTAAAAATAAATTATCTTGTTGACGTTTTGGCGCCATATTTTGTTTAAAGAATTTTATAATAGACTTTACTTGGACGGATTCTTCTTTACTCCTTGGTGACATTTTGATGTTGAAAGAAAATTCTCTAAGTCCAGGCCCTGTAAAAAGAAGTTCTATATTTGGATTTAAAATTCCCCCAGTTCTTCCCTGTAAATTTGGTATATTAATAACTTTTTCAGCTAAAAGAGCTAGCATAGAGTCTTGACTCGTTTTATTTGTAAATTCTGTTATAGATTTAGAAATACTTTCTTCAAAGTTTCCTACTGTTCCTTTAACTACATTAGTGGCAAAATTTAAAGCTTTTCTTGTTATTTCATCAAGCGAACCTTGTTCCCAACCGACAACATTACTATCGCTAATTTGAGACTGTATTGGTAATGTTACTGTTCCTTTTGTGGATCTTTGACTATTGCGTGCGGCAGCAACTCTTCCGGTTCCACCTCCTGTTGGGCTTAAACCTGGAGGGATATATTCAACAGCTGTGAATACTATAGTATCTTGATCAGGTGTCATATCCTTTGGATATCTTAAATCTTGACTTTGTGATTGTTGTTGTTCTTCTGTGTTTGGATTTGTTGGTGTAGAACCTCCTGGTGCTCCAGGTTGATTTGGATCAGGTTGAGAGTTAGTTTGTCCGTTTGCTTGAAGAATAGAATTGCTGATTGTGCGATTATAACCTTGAGAATTTTGTGCTAAGTTTCTTTGAAATTCTTGTGAAGAAAATGCAGATGCTTCTAATACTGTATTTCCATTTTCTACAAAGTAGTCAGCATAAATTGTTCTGGTTCCATCGTCATTTATGCGATAGACCTCTCCACTTTGATTAGTAACAGTTACTGTAACATATCTTCCCTGAGTATTAGGTAAACTGTAGGGTCTAGATTCTGCCATTAGAAATCCTCCCCAATTACAAGAGGATTAAGTATCTCAATTTTTTGTAGAGTATGAGACATTATAGACTTTTTTATCTATTTAGTTCTGATTTTGCCATAAGGTAAAGAACGAAGATAATCGATCTCATCTGGTTGGACAAGATGGCAAGCACCTACAACTTCTTGCCATGTATAGTTTCTCATCATTCCCCAATGATAATTAAATCCTCTAAATCCCCATCGTTCTATTTCAGTTACGGCAACTAAAGGATGTTCATCATATCGAATACCTTCAGTTTTTGGATAGTATATGAATGTGTAGTAGTTTCCAGGATCTGGAACATATTCAATTTCTCTGAATATTTCAAGAATGTTCATCATAATAATGTCAGCATCTTCAGAACCATCTAGTTTTTTCTTGAGAAGTTCTATTCTTGACATTATCTGATACCTAGATTATCTTCTGTAATTATCTTAAATTCAATCATTCTATCCTTACACCATTCTTGAGCTGCTTTCCACTTAGCTTCATTCATGGCATAAGTTTTCACTTCGTTGATATAAGTTTTTGTTCTCTTCTTACTTGTTTGAACAGGAGGCATGGTTTGCCTTTTTGGTTTTACTTCAATCACATACTTTTTAATTTCACCAGACTGTTCACGAACCTTGATAATAAAGTCTGGGAAATATCTTCTGACTCTACTAGTGGTTGGATCAAAGTATGGAATGAAGAACTCTTCTGATCCCCATTCCAATACACTTTCACTTAAGTCACACCACCGACAAAATTTTCTTTCCCAACTACTACGACAAATAATATTATTGGGATCACCTTTATACTTGTTTGGATACTCAGGTTTATAACGACTCTTTATGCTTTCTGCCATTATACATAATATATCGGGTCAAATAGTATTTATAGATGCCTGCTCCAAAGCCACAACCTGTAAAGATGTTTCAGGTAAAGGAAAAGTTACTTCGACCTGCTTTAACTTCAACGTTTCAATGTAATATTCCCCCAACAGGTATTGGTGAAATAGATCAATTTCATGATACAGAATTGCTTTCATTATCTTGTTATGAAACTGCCCTACCAGGATCTTCTTTGTTTACCAATGAAGTTACGGATGATTTTACTGGTATTACTGAGAGATTTGCTTACAGAAAAGCTTATGATCAGACAATTGATTTAAATTTTTATGTTGATCATAGAGATTCTCAAGGATATAAAATAATTTTATTTTTTGAATCCTGGATAAGATATATTACAAATGATACTCAGGAAGATCTTGGTGGATTTTTTTACAGAGTAAAGTATCCTAATGAATATAAAAAAGTAATTTATCTTACAAAATTTGAAAGAGACTTCAAAGGAGATTTATTAGAGTATAAATTTATTAATGCATATCCAATTGCGATGAGTTCGATGCCAGTCTCCTATCAAAATTCTGATATCTTGAGATGTCGAGTTTCATTTAACTATGATCGATATATTTTTACTACTGGACAACAATCGATTGAAACTGAACCAAAACCATCAACACCTAATGGTGTACCAAACCCAGCATTTCCTTCAGAGATTCCTCCAACTTATGGAGATCCTCAAATAGGATTGGATGAAAATAGTAAAATCGGACAAACTGTAATTGAAAATCCATTGTATAATAAGTCAGCTGGATCTGGGGCTTTATTTTAGACAATAAATAATCGTACTGAAAACACTATAGGATATTATGCCTTTACCTAAGATTTCGACGCCAACTTATGAACTTGAGTTGCCATCTACAGGAAAACCAATCAAGTATCGACCTTTTCTTGTAAGAGAAGAAAAGCTTTTAGTTCTTGCAATGGAATCTGAAGATCCTAAACAGATTACCACTGCTATTAAAACAGTTATCAAAAATTGTATAGAAACGAGAGGAATTAAAGTAGAAACACTTCCCACTTTTGATATTGAATATCTTTTCCTCAATATTAGATGTAAATCAGTTGGAGAAGAAGTTGAATTAAATATTATTTGTCAAGACGATGGAGTTACTACTGTTCCTGTTAAAATTCTTTTAGATGACATTCAAGTAATAAAAAATCCAGATCATAGTAATAAAATTAAACTAGATGATTCTTTGGTGATGGAAATGAAATATCCATCATTAGATCAGTTTATCAAGAGTAATTTTGATTTTAATACTGATAATGCAATGGATCAATCATTTGACTTGATTGCTTCTTGTATTGATAAAATTTATAATGAAGAGGAAGTTTGGAGCTCTTCGGATGTTACTAAAAAGGAACTTGAAGAATTTCTCGAACAGATGAACTCAAGCCAGTTCAAACAAATTGAGAAGTTTTTTGAAACGATGCCAAAACTCTCTCATACTATTCATGTAAAGAATCCAAATACTGGTGTAGAAAATGAGATTATATTGGAGGGACTCTCAAGTTTTTTCGCATAGGTATGGTCCACATGGACCTTGAGAACTACTTCAAACTTAATTTTGCGTTAATGCAGTATCATAAATATTCATTAACGGAGATTGAAAATATGATACCTTGGGAGAGAGATATCTATGTCGGACTCCTTAAGGATCATCTGGAAGAAGAAGAACTCAAACACAAGTTGCAACAAGGGATAACATGAACCCAGTATCCGAACAAATTGATGAAAGGATTTTAAGGCTACTGGGTCTTGAGGACGTTTTTGACTTAGATTATGATACCTATATGACTCTCCTTCGGGAGGCTATGATTAAAGGTGCAAATAAGTTACCTCAAGAAGAACTTGCACTTCTTGCAAATGAAAGAAAAAGAATAAGGGGAATTGAAGGAAGATTTAAACCAGAACCCAAAAAGATAACTGTAGATAGTCTTGGTGGTGTTGGTAATATTGTATCTAAAAAATTATCTTTACCTGGTGCTGGTCTCTTAGCATTATCTCAAAAAACCGCAGAATTACGACAACAAGTTACTGAAGTTCCACAACAACAAGTTGTACAGCAACCTATACCTCAAGATCAATTTGTTGAATTAAATAAAACACTTTCTTCAATACTTGAGACTGTAAATAATCTTTATGAACTTGAGATAAAAAAAGCTGGTGAAGCTGCTCTTGATCAAGAAAAGAAATCTAGAAGAATTAAAGAAGAGTCTTCAGAAAGTAAATCTAATATAGTTCAAAAAGCTTCTGATACTTTTAATAAAATTGTTGCACCATTTCAGAATATTTTAGATAAAATATTTGGATTTATTAAATTTATTTTTCTTGGTAAAATATTTTTACAATTAGTTGAGTGGTTAAAGGATCCAAGTAATGTTGAAAAAATACAATCTCTTGGTAGATTCCTAAAAGATTTTTGGCCTCTTTTGCTTGCACTCTATATTAGACCTCTTAGGGGATTTATTTTTAAACTTACAGGAAGTCTTTTACAATTTAGTGCTAGATTGGCTTCTAAAGCTCTTGGGCCTATCTTTAGTAAAGCTGGAGGAGTTCTTTCTAGATTTGCTGGAAGATTTGGATTGAAAGGAGCATCTAGAGTTATTCCTGGAGTTCAAACTGCAGTTGGTCTTGGATTGGCTGGAGTTAGAGCAGTTCAAGGTGATTTTGGTGGAGCTGCTTTAGCTGCTGGATCTGCTATTCCTGGACCAATTGGTTTGGGATTTTTGGGAGCTGATGTTGGTAGAAGTATGGCGGGATATGCCTCTGGTGGTTTAGTGTCTGGTCCAAAAGGAATTGATAAAGTTCCAGCCATGTTGACTGAGGGTGAAGTAGTAATCAATAAAGAAACTGTAAATGCAATCGGGGCTGAAGTATTCTTAACATTGAATAGACTTTATGGAGGTCCCGATGCCAATCAACCCAAAATGATGAAATTCAACACAGGTGGTCTAGTTGGAAAACAAAATTCTCTTATAAACCAAAAAGCACTTCATATTTACAATAGACTAATATCTGGTGGACTTACTTCAACTGCTGCAATGGGTATTGTATCTAATATTGGAGTAGAAACTGGGTATACTTATGATCCATCTACTATGCAACAAGATGGAGGGCCAGGAAGAGGATTAGTTCAATGGGAACAAGGTGGAAGATATGATACTGATAATATTAATTTGGTATCTTTTGCTAAATCTAGAAGAAAGCCATGGAATGATTTAAATACTCAGATTGATTTCATTCTTCATGAATTAAATAATCATCCAGAATATAGAGAAGTAAAATATATTATTAACACCGCAAAAACAGTTCAAGAAGCTACTGAAGCATTCCTTACAAGGTATGAAAAGGCTGGAGTTGCTCATTTAGACAGAAGATATAGTGTTGGTGAACAACTAGAACAAGTTATACGGAAACCAAAACCAAAGAAGGAAGAAACCCAACCTGCCAAATCCAAGCCAACGAAGCAAGAAAGATGGGCAATAGACCCTCGTGGTTGGTTTGGAATGAAGGGTGGTGGAATGATCAGAGATCATACTGGAATAGAGATTGATAATCCTCCAAATGCTAGTGATACTCAAGGAATAGCAGTTCAACCAGGAGAATATATTCTTCCTAAGGGAACTGTTGATTTACTTGGTAAAAATTTGATAGATCAGTTAGTCGCTAAAACTGATTCAGATTCCAATCCTTCTAAATTAATTGATAAACCAAAAATAGATAGATATACTCCTACCCCTCTTCCTAAAGTTGGAACTGGTGGTATGATGACATTACCCCCACAAGTAATTTCTGGTGGTCAACAGTATTCATCTGAAGGTAAGGGAAGTGTGGCTCCTGGTATGTCGGCAGAGTCGCCAAATGGATCTGAGGTTAGGTCAATTAACGCTAATATCTATGGTATAGGATAATGGCAGTAGAATCACCAAATAAACCAACACTATCTCCTATTAAATTTTTTAATAGAACTGCAAAAATTAATCAGGAAGGATCTGTAGTAGCTAAAGAAAAATTAACACAAATTGATGGATCTCTAAAAAAGATCTTATCAATCAGACAAAGAAGTGTTAGTACAACGAAAATAGAGGAAGAAAAAAATCAAAGACAGGAAAAGGAAAATAAAATTGAGGCTGGTAAATTTATTGTGAGAGGTGTTGGTAAATTAGCTAATGCAATTCCTGGAAGAAATACGATTCAAAAGTTTTTAATTTTTATGGCTTTTGGATGGTTATACAATACCTTTTCAAAGTATTTTGGTGAACTGAGTGGACCACTTTCAAATATTGTAATGGGGTCAGTAAAAGTTATTGATGCTTTTTCAAAAATTGCTTTTGGAATTTTTGATGGGTTTGTGACTTTTATTGACATAGGATATAAAACTTGGGATGTAATTCGTGGTACAGGAGATTCTCAAAAACTTCAAAGTGCTTTGAATAATGTTCTCTTAGATATTGATTCTTTCTTTGGAGGTGTATTAAGTTTACTTGGAATTGTTGAACAACCTCCCGAACAACAAGCTCAACCTGGTGCATTACCTGGAGCTCCCGGTGCACCTGGAGGACAAAAAACTTCACCTTCAACTGGAACTCTTTCCAAACTTCCACAACAACCAGGTCAAGGATCTCAACCATCTACTCTTCAAGCACCTCCATCACAAGTAAGCGGAGGTATTATTCCTTCTCAAGGAGTAATTACAAGCACTTATGGTTCTCAAGAAAGGTTTAGACCAAAACCTCATACGGGTATAGACTATGGTTATCCTGAAGGAACTAAAATTTCTTTGATAAAAAGTGGTGAAGTAGTTGAAGCAGCTATGGGAGATAATGGTGGATATGGTAATTTTATATTAGTAAAACATAATGATGGAACATATTCCATGTTCAATCATCTTCAAGACATATATGTTAAGAAGGGCCAAAAGATAAGTGCAAGCGCAGGAAATGCTCCAGTTATTGGAACAATAGGAAATACTGGATTTTCTACTGGACCTCACTTAGATTTTAAAGTTGCAACTAAATGGGACGGATGGAATCCAGGTGGATTCATAGATCCAAGACCTCATCAAGATAGTGTTTTTAGAATTGGTGGAGATGTTAAGGTTAAACCTTCCGAACAGGTTAAACAACTTGCTAAAGAAAAAGGTAAAGAGGGTTTTGTTACCGTTGATGAAAAAGGTAATAGAAAATTCACTCCAAAGAAATGGACAAAGGAAGAAACTGAAAGATATGCTAGAGTTTCTGGTGAACAACAAGATTTATTAAAATCAAATCCATCTAGCTCAACTAGATATGGCACACCATCACAAAAAGCTGCTTTGGACACAATTGCTTTTGCTGAAGGTAATACTGGATACAGCACTTGGGCAGGATATCAAAAACATGGTCCTGATGATTTAACTGGATTGACTATCAGACAGATACATGATTTACAGACAAGTTTTATCAGCTCTGGTAAAGTTAAGGTCACTGGATCAGCCGTTGTAGGTAGATATCAATTTTTAAATCCACTCAATCAAGCTAGAGCTGCTGGATTGAACCCAGAAGTTGATAAATTTAGTCCAGCTAATCAAGATAAAATGGCTATTCATATTTTGAATACTTTAGGTGTTACTGATGAAAGGTTAAGAAAAGAGGGAATAAGTGTTGGTGTGGCTGATAAAATAGCCACTCAGTGGGCTTCATTTCCATATTCGCCCAAAGGTGGAAAAAGTTATTATGGTCAAGGATACAAAGATTTGGGAAAGCTTCAACAAGTTTATGGAACTAAATTAAATCAAAATTCTCAACAATCTTCAGCAAAATCTACACCAACATCTCAATCTGCAGATAAAGCTGCTCAAGAATATGCAGCTTCTAAAGGTAAATATTATTCAAGTACAACTGGAAAAACTTATGGAAGTTACGCTGAAGCTTTAAAAGATCCTGAAGTTCAAAAAGGATTAACTCCAAAGAGATGGGCAACGGATCCTCGTGGTTGGTTTGGAATGAAGGGAGGTGGTGAAGTTCCTCCAATAGAAAAACCAGAAAAGAAAAATACATCATCAGTTTCATCATATCCATCATACTCAGAAAGTGGAACTATGATGATAATTCAACCAATAATTATTGAAAAACCAGTTCCTATGTCTATGAACAGAAGTAAAACTTCATTTCCAGTAATTGGTGGAGTAAATAGTAGTGGTATGAATAATTTCAGAGGATAAGATTAAATGCCAGCAGCAAATATTGCAGCACAAGCAGGAGAATCTAAAATAAGTTTATTTGAGATTACCTCAAACTATTCTGGAAGTTTAGAAATTCCATCGGAAAGTATTTATGAGTTAAATTATTATGAGAGTATTTTGGATAATACTGTTAGGGTGACTTCAACTATTGTAGATGCTGGTGGCAAAGATTTTTCTTTATTTGAAGATGGTAGTATTAATCTAACAGTTGGTGAAAAAGTTCAACTCAGGATGAATGATGGTTATGGATTTTCTTTGGACTTTACTGGAGACAAACAACTAAGGATTGATAAAACAAGAGCTATTGAGGAAAGTACAAATAAGATGGCTTTCACAATCGACTTATTCTCAAAAGAGTCAATTAATAATGAGTTAGAACAATATAGAGTAAGACAAAGATTTGATGGAAAGATATCTGATTCAGTAGAGAAGATACTTACTGAAGTTTTAAAGACGGAAAAAGAAGTAGATATTGATCCTACATTGAATAATTTGAGTTTTATTGGAACTGGGCTCAGGCCGTTAGGACTACCTCTTTACAAGTGTGCTTGGTTAGGTGCGAGATCAGTTCCTGACATTAAAGATGCAAAAGGAAACTTTGCAGGATTTTTCTTTTATGAAACTTATGAAGGATTTAAATTTAAATCAATTGATAAACTTTTTATCGATCAAGAACCGAAAAGGAAATTAGTTTTTACAAACTCTATTGGGGAAGTTCCTCCAGGATATGATGCAAAAATATTAGATTTTAGTTTTGATAATTCATTTGATATGAAGAGTGCATTAACAACTGGATCACAAACAGCTGCTAAAATGAAAGCAGTTAACTCTTATGAAAGTTCATACAGAGAAAATCCTTTTGAATCATCTAATCAGTTTAATGAAGATAATACTGGAGGAAAAGAGCAACCAAAAATTGCCTCAGATCTCAAAGTTCAAGAACAAGTATCAATGATATCTTATAAATGGGATGATCCTGGATTTATTGTTGCTGGTAAAAATTTGAAAGAACAACTTCCTAAGTCAACTTTTGTTAATTATAATAATGATGAGATTCTAAGACAATCTTATATGAGATATAATAATCTTTTCTCTGTCAAGATGTCTCTTACTATTGCTGGTGATATGAGTTTAAGAGCTGGTGATTTGGTTCATTGTGACTTTGCTGAAATTTCAAACAAACAAGAAAAGACTTATAGTTCTAAGAAAAGTGGTATATATATGATAGTAGATGTGTGTCACCGAATAACAAGAACAGGATGTCACACTAGGCTTAACTTGGTGAGAGAATCAATCGGCCGTAAATCTTTTAAGTAAAATGACAGATAGATCACTCCAACAACATATTAATGACGACAAGGATCAACTCGATGATCCCAATACCAGTGGGCAACGTCGTCGTCATTTAGAGGATGAAGTAGAACACCTCGAAAGATATCAAGCAAATCATCCCGATACTGATCATGATCCTACTGGATTTGAAATGTATTGTGATGAGAATCCAGACGCTCTTGAATGTAGAGTTTACGATAGCTGATGAATCAATACTCTGGAAACTTTGACTTATCAACCGTATCTGCTTTACCTAGATGGTTTGGTAGAGTAGTTTCCAGTGTTTCCTGGCAAGATAATATTGAAGCAGCACATTTTGATCCAGAAAACCAAAAAGGTTGGGGATATCGATATCGTGTTAGATATTTTGGTTTACATTCTGGAAATACTTTAGAACTTCCAGATGATCAGTTACCAATGGCAAACGTTGTCATGCCAGTAACATCTGGTTCTGGTCTAGGTGGATTCATAGATACACCATCACTTTCCGCTGGAACTATTGTTACTGGATTTTTTCTAGATGGAATGGCAGGACAAGAACCTTACATTGATGGAATTCTAATCAATTCAAATAATGCCGTACAGAAGTCTCAACCAAAAGATGAGACTGGAGGACTTCAACTTTTTAATGATACATATAAAGGAACCAACCCTCAGACTGGATCATTTGTACCTGACTTTCTTCAGGCAATTAAACCTATCGAAAGACCTTCAGGTGCAAGCACTCAATATAGAATAGCACAACAAACACCATTAACTATTGATGAACTTAGACAAAGAACAGCAGCAAGAGAAGCAGCAGGACCACAAGTTGGTGATATAGTAACAGATCAAGAAACTCTGAATCTTATAGAGCAGGAAAGACAAATTGGAAGAACAGGAACTTTATAAAGAAATAATGATATGTCAGTAATCACAGCAGGATCACCATCAACTACTTCTATTCTTCAATCGGCTATTGATAAGTCAAGATCTGTAGATTTTGATAAAATTACAAAAGCTGCATGGGAACAAAAATTAGATCTTGAAAAAGTTTTGGATGTGCAAAGTCCATGCAAATCTGATAATAGTGACATGAAAGGAATTCAACGTGTCATTAAAAATCTTCAGAATGATCTTGAAAAAATTAAAAGATTTTCAAATGTAAATTCTGCTTTTGATGCGTTGACTAATGAAAATGTTGAACCTTGGAAGTCTATTAAGAAAGTTATCAATTTTTCTGCAACTGACATTGCTGGTTATGTAAAAAATATTATGGGACGTGTTCGTGGGTGGGTCATGAATACGATTCAAAATCAAGTTAAAAAGACGTTACCTTTTCTTTTTCCAGGAGAAATGCCATCTTTCTTGGATAAATTGGGTAAAGGTTTGAATGGTCTCTCTTGTGCTTTTGCTAAAATCATTCGTGGATTAGCAAAGACCGTTGGTAATCTTCTACTCCAAATGCTTGATAAATTTATCAATGGTCCTATGTGCTTGGCTGAAAATTTTATTAGCAATCTTTTAAATCAAATTCTTGGACCAATTGAATCTGCAATAGGATCTGTTCTTGGAATAATTGGTGGAGCTCTATCACAAGTTGCAGGACTTGCAAATAGTTTATTCAATGCACTAGATTTTATTACTGGTATTCTTAATTTCTTTAAGTGTGATGATGATAAAGCTTGTCCATCTGTCCAAGAGATAACTCTTTCTGGAGCAGGACAAAACAATCCCCAAGGTGGTGATCCTGTTGGACCAAGTGCAGGAACTCAACCTACACCATCAGATGAAGGTGGATCTCAATCTGGTCAATATTCTTCAGGTGTTTCTCAAGGAAGTGCTAATGCTGCTCAAGATGTTAGAACATCTACTTCAGATAATACTGGCATTGATCAATCACTGGCAGATTCAAAAGCAAAGATTCCACCTGGTAAAGATGATCTAACTCTATTCTAATATGGCAGATCAATTTAGAGATTCCTGTGTAGACAGGCAAAATAAAAATAGAAAATCGTTTAGAAGAAATCCCGTTGATCCTATTCGCGTATCTTTTTATGATAAAGATGGGACAAGGATTAATGATGTGACTCGTAGTGAAGCAAATTGTATTGCAAAGATAAACCCTCAACAACAATTTTTCTACCAAGATGGTAATGGATATCAAAGAGAATTATTGATCAGTCAAGTAAATTCTCTTTCCCTTATTGATGCTCTTCCAAATGCTCCAGGTTGTCCAACAGATCCTCAACTCTGTGGTCCTCCAAGAGTTCAATTTTTTGGTGGAATGGGTATGGGAGCAATGGCAAATGCTGTCATTAGTCCTAACTCAGGATCAATTATTGGATTTGATATTGTCAATCCTGGATTCAATTATCTTACTCCACCTTTTGCAAATCTTGTCGATGAATGTGGATATGGATCAGGTGGAACTTTAAGAGTTCAAACTAGACCTTATAGTGGAAATGATTCACAAAAAGGAGGATTGGAAGTTAAAAATATTGTAGTAACTGCTCCCGGTGATGGTTATCTTCCTGCACCTAATGGAGCACTGGGTGGAAATGGTAGAGTGTGGGCAGATGTTGGTGAAGGATATGTAGAAACTGATGATGGTAGTTTTTATGTTGTTCCTAATGGATTGGAACCACCCGATCTTCCTCCAGGAGATACGTTTTACCCTCCAACACCAGATCCATTTCCAAATTTACCACCACAATTAGATCCCGTAACTTCACTCCCAATCCCACCAATTCCTGAAAATATACCAACATATCCGGGAGTTACTGAAATTGAAGAAGTTGTTGTAGACAATCCTGGATTTGGATATGAACCTGGAGATACTTTAGAAGTTGTCCCTGACAATGGAGCTGTTCTAGAACCTGTTATAAATGATAGGGGGGAGATTGCTCAAGTAAGAGTTGTAAATCCTGGTATTGGTTTTATTGATCTTCCTGAAATTATTATAAATTCTCCCAGAGGTTTTAATGCAAAACTCATTCCTGTTCTTAAAGTAACCGCAATAGCAGATCTTCCCGATCCTGGAGTTATTCCTGCAGGAACTCGATTAGTGTCTATTGTGGACTGTGTAGGAAAAATATTACCACAATCTCAATTTGATATAGTACCAAGATAAAATGGCAAAATCTAAAAACTACGAAACAAAAAGAACAGGAACAAAGGATGGACAAATATCCTTTGGACATATTCATGGAGATCAAGTAAAGTCCTCAATTATGCTTCAGGGACAAGAATCTCTGGAATATATTTCTATTGATCAGACAGAACCAAGAAAAAGGTGGATGACATCTAGGTGTCGTGGTAGATATCAAGTTAAGTGTGGAGATGATATTCCAAAAGATCAAGTTGGAATGTGGTTTAATGCTGACCGCAGTGATATTTTAATTCAAACTAAGGGTAGATTGCGATTAGAAGCAGAAAACATTGACTTGATTGCTCGTGGTTCAGATGCATCTAAAGGTGTTATTAATATCATATCTAATGAAAGTGTAAATGTAGAAACTAAGAAGTTTACCGCAAACACGAGTGAATCTATCAGTCTATATACTGATGGTGAAATGCAACAGGCAGCGGTAAATATTATGAAAATTTATAGTGGTAGTATTCAAAAAATGACATCTATGAGTGCTATCAAAGGTCCATCTCTTCCAATTCTTAAAAACTTAGTACAGTTAACAACACCATTCCCATTATAATCTATGTCAAGTTCAAGTGATTTTGAGTTGATTCATGGTCAACTTCATGTAACAAAAGATCCATCTAAACCAGAAATTTTAGGTAGAGGTCCATTATCAATTCATGGTGCTACATATCAGCAAGGTCCAAACTTGCAAGGAGAGGATCAGGCATTTCCAAACATCTGGGCAACTACGATGATTGGTCCATTGGATAATAGTGATTCTCCTCCACCAATTATTCCTGGTGCATTATTTTATTGTGGAAGACCTGTAAATCATTCTCCATATTCTTTAGCAGTTTTGGGTGATGCTGCAATTTTTGATAATTTAGATGTGAATGAAAGCATTCTTGCTGGTGGAGAAATTAAATCAAGTTTGAATATTAAAGCACAAGGATCTGTAGAATCTCATTGTGGTGCTCATAAATTACATAAAAAAAAGAACTTTGATATTCCTCACCCCACAAAAGAAGGTTGGAGACTTACTCATACTTGCGTAGAGGGTCCAGAGGCAGCTGTTTATATTCGTGGTAGAGTTAGAAATACAACAGAAATTCTTCTCCCAGAATACTGGAAAGGATTGGTTGATATTGATACCATTACAGTAAACTTAACATCAATAGGTGCTCATCAAGACATCATCGTGAAACGGTGGGATGATGAAAAAGTTTATCTCCAGTCTCGTGGAGGTATGCCAATTAATTGTTTCTATCATATTATGGCTGAAAGAATTGATACAGAAAGACTTATTCCCGAATATGAAGGATCGATTGAAGATTATCCTGGAGATAATTCTCAGAGATCTATTGCAGGTTATCATTACGACAAAAAGGAGTGAATAAATGGCTGGATTTATTTCTGTTGGAGGAACAAGTTTACCTCCAGATCCAAATGAGAATTTAACTATTGCTAATACTATTACATCTGGATATTTCGTTGGTGATGGATCTGGATTGACTGGAATATCAGTTCCTGGAATTTCAACGGTTGGCAATACTACATTTAACAATATTAGTATTTCCGGAATAACAACAGTTGGATTAGGAACAACTTCAACACCATCAAATTCTCAACTTTCTTTTGAACTTACGAGTAATACAAACTTAAGAATCAAGGTCAGAGGGTCGGATGGGGTGTTAAGATCTGCTAATATTACACTTGCTTGACACCTGCCTCCAGATGCCCTATAGTACACAGGTAATCAACGGACGAACCGAATGCAAGATGAATACCTGACACGTTGCGTAGTTGATCCTATCAAACGAACTGTATATCTGTATTCCAATAAGGGGACAGAAAAGGAAGTGGTTTGTGAAACCGTAGATGAATTTATGAATGTGTTAGACTTTGTTCGTGCTACAGTAGATGAGGACACACTCTCTTACGCAAATCCTCTATGAGACCAGAAACAAGACAATCGATGGAAATGCTGTTCTCTGCGAAATGGAATGTTCCTAAAGCTGCATCAAACTGTGGTCTCACCAATAAAGAGATGAAGATTACATTTAATGAATACTGTCGTTTACACCTACCCACATATGTGGTAGAATCAAGTGATCAACTCAGTCTTCTCTGAGTTTTTTATGGGCGGGTAGTCCAACTGGCAGGAGACACCAAACTTAAAATTTGTACAGTGCGGGTTCGAATCCCGCTCCGCCTATGAGGTTTACCCTCTAAATAACCAAAAGTACGGAACCCATATGAAATACCGTATTGATGCCAAATACGTTTGGTACAACAAGGGAACTATGATTGTTCTGATGTATTTCATAAATCAGGTTCCGTTTACTTTTGATGAACTTCCAGATGAATCTATTTACGATCTGGAATTAATCAAATTAGCAGATAACGAAAGACGCTTTGAACCTGAGAATTTGTACCATTCATCTTTCTATTTGATTGATGAAGAGTGTCATCCTCTTATGTTTGAAGTTGAACTGGAAAATCCAGAAATGTTACCTGTTGATTAATTTGCCTCTAAAGCATTAAGTGGCGATGTACCGCTCTTGTAAAGCGGAGAGGACGGTTCAATTCCGTCTGGGGGCTTGAGTTCATATAAACTCCAATGTCACTAATTTCACAAAGAGATAGACAACTCGCAATTGATGCACTTACCTGTTATGCTAGAGTTAAAGATGCTCTCGAATGGTCGGAAGAAGACCGAATGGAAGTCAACGCACTTATCAACTGGATTAGACTGGAACATTTCAAGAATGAAAATTAATCTTTGGTATTGTACGGATATGAAACAGTGGCGTTGGGTTCTTACTGACGATTCACGTCCCATTCTCAAACAAGAATCTGGGCAACAACCATTTCTTCGTGATGCTATGGATGATGTAGCAAATACGGTAGAATATATGATGGAATGCAAACAAAGTCAGTAAAAATACTTAATGAAATCAGATTTTTACATAGATAGGGTAGGTAAAGAAGAAATCAAAGATCTTCTTTATACCTATCATTATCTTAAAGACGAATCAAAAGATTTTAAATCTGGTTTCAACTATGGGCTTTTCAGATCCTCGGTTTCTGATATTCTGCGGGTTGGTGGTTGCTTGGGCACTTGTGTCTTTACTGGTTTGCCCGTCCCAGAAATATCAGTAGGTGCTTTTGGATTACAAAGACATGAACAAGAAGGCATCTATGAACTTTCAAGGCTTTGTATTCACCCAGATATTCAAAAAGAAGAATACAATATTACCTCTTGGTTCGTCAGTCGTTGTATAAGGAGATTTAGAAAAGATGCCACAGTTCGTGCTATTCTTAGTTACGCTGACTCTAATCACCACACTGGAGTTATATACAGAGCTTGCAATTTTCAATACTACGGTCTAACTGCACCCAAAAAGGATTTTTATTATGCAGACGGAACCAAACATTCTAGGGGTAGCATTAACGGTGCTGATGGTGAGTGGAGGGATAGGTCTCGTAAACATCGGTATCTTATGGTATTCGATGAGGAACTCAAAAGACGCTTGACATGGAAGCAAGAGAAGTGGTAAAATGACATGGTGTGAAGGAAGTGCGGAGAGGAGATCCTTAGGGGGTCTCCTCTTTTTTCATATGATAAATAATCCATAACGGAAACTATAAGCATTAATAAGATGGGTCTCTCCAGATTAGATAATTTTCTGAAATCAACTCGTGGAACCATTCTCTATGTTGATCCAAGCAGTTTAGATTCTACCGATAGTATCGAGAATCAAGGTAATAGCCTCACAAGACCTTTTAAGACGATTCAAAGGGCACTGATTGAGGCAGCACGATTCTCATATCAGAGAGGATTGGACAACGATAGATTTAATAAAACGACGATTCTTCTGTATCCTGGAGACCATACTGTAGATAACCGTCCAGGTTATATTCCTGATGGTGCAAATAACTTCAGAATACGTAGTGGTGCTACTACGAATGACTTAGTGCCCTTTGATTTAACGACAAACTTTGATCTCACCACAAACGACAACGCACTTTATAAATTAAACTCGGTTCACGGTGGAGTTATTATTCCTCGTGGTGTTTCTATCGTTGGTATGGATCTTCGTAAGACTAAGATTCGTCCTACTTATGTTCCAAATCCAGAGAACAGTAATATCGAAAGATCTGCTGTTTTCCGTGTAACTGGTGGTTGTTACCTTTGGCAGTTCAGTGTCCTTGACGCCGACCCAAATAGTATTTGTTATAAGGATTACACCACAAATACTTTTGTTCCCAATTTCTCTCACCATAAACTTACTGCTTTTGAGTACGCAGATGGTGTAAATGATGTAAGTATTGCAGATACTTTCCAGACTTATTCTACAAATAGAACTGATCTGGACATGTATTATGAAAAAATTAGTATTGCTTATGGTCAATCGAGTGGTAGACCAATTGAACCAGATTATCCATCATCTACTCTGGACATTCAAACTGTCGTTGATGAATATCGTATTGTTGGATCTCGTGGTGCTGAAGTTGGGATTTCGAGCATTAAGGCTGGTAATGGTGTAACACCAAATACTCAAATTACAGTAACACTTTTATCGGCACTTGATGGTCTGAATGTTGATACTCCAATCCAAATTAATGGAGTTGGATCTCCTGGATACGATGGTCAGTTTGTTGTTGCTCAAGTTAATAGTACAACTGAGATTGTTTATCAAGTTCAGAATGCTCCGACAAATGCTCTTCCATCGGTAGCAGGAGCAACTCTGAATATTACTGTCGATACAGTCACATCTGCATCTCCATATATCTTTAACTGTTCTCTGCGTTCAGTTTATGGTATGTGTGGTTTGCTTGCTGATGGTAGCAAGGCAAATGGATTCAAGTCCATGGTTGTTGCTCAGTTCACAGGTATTGGACTTCAGAAAGATGATAATGCTTTCGTTAAGTATGATTCAACCTCTGGAACTTATAAAGATTCGACATCATTTGAGAATCTTCATAGTGATTCTCGTGCAAGATTTAAACCAACTTATGAAAACTTCCATATTAAGGCAACAAATAATGCATTCCTTCAGTTAGTTTCTATCTTTGCGATTGGTTATGCTCAGCAGTTTGTATCCGAGTCTGGTGGTGACCTTTCAATTACAAACTCTAACTCAAACTTTGGTGCAAAGTCTCTTGTATCTTCTGGTTTTAGAAGTGAAGCATTCCCAAGAGATGATATTGGTTATATTACACACGTCATTCCACCAAAGCAGATTGAGACCTCAGAAACAAGTATTGAGTTTGTTGCTGTTGATGTAACAAAGACCGTAGGTATTGCCTCAACAAACAGACTTTATCTTTACAATGAAATCAATGAAGATGTAGCACCTACCACAGTTCTTGATGGTTATCGTTTAGGTGCAAAAGTAAACGATGCTCTGAACGTTCAGATTTCTCAGGCAGGTGTAACAACTCAGTATTCGGCACGAATCATTATGCCGAATACTCAATACACATCATCTGAACTGTCATCACAGAAGTCATTTACTGTAGGAAGAAGTGGTGTAGGCATCAACAGCATTTCATCAAATGTCTTCACTTTAACATCAAATCATTCTTTCTTAACCGGAGAAACAGTTAGAGTATTCAGTGAGAATGGACATACTCCTGATGGACTGAATTCAAACCAAGTTTATAATGTCATTACGAATCAAACTGATGGGACTCTTGCTAATAATCAGGTCAAGATTGCCCAGTCTCTGAACGATGCTGTAAGAGATCAACCAATCACTGTCAATAGTAATGGTGGTATTCTTACAATTGTCAGTAGAGTTTCGGATAAAACTCCTGGAGAAATCGGTCACCCAGTTCAGTGGGATGGTTCTCAGTGGTATGTAAATGTTTCCACTGCTTCCTCTGAGAATACAATTTACTCTACTGTTGTTGGTCTTGGAACAACTGGCCTTGGTGCTGCTACTCCAAGAACTTATATTACAAGAAGACCTGATACAAGAAGTTTGATCGATACAATTTATCGTCTCCGTTATGTTCTTCCTAAGGACTCAGCACTGTCTGCTCGTCCTCCTTTGGATGGATATATTCTTGAAGAATCTGGTAATGTAATCGGAGCAGGAACAACTGAGATTCAGAAATACTTTGATCCCACAAATAGTTCAACCCTTTCAAACTCAACTGAACTTCGTAATCCAAGATTTATTGCAAATGCAACTTGGTCTTCTAATACCGTAAATGTTATCACTGAACTTCCTCACGATCTGAATGTTGGATCTCAGGTTGAAGTTATTAACATTAAGAGTACAAATAACACAACTGGTGTAGCAAACTCTGCATTCAACGGAACCTTTACTGTTACTGGAATCAGCAGTACAAAACAGTTTAGTTATGCTCTGACAACAAATCCAGGAACATTTACAAACGATACTTCTGCAAGAACTTCAAGTCTTCCTGCATTCAAAAAGAAGAAGTTCCCCGGAACTTATCAAATCTATAGAAGTCAGGAGATTCAAAAGTATATTCCAGGTGTTCAAGACGGTGTTTATCACTTGATCATTAGCAACTCATCAAATTCACCAACTGTTGCTCCATTCACTGATTTAAGATTCTCACAACCAATTCAGAATCTTTATCCTCAAACTAATAGAGATAATCCAAACTCTGATCCTGCACCATCTGCATCCTTTGCTCTTCCAGATCCAATCGGTCAAGTTGTTACTAATGACAATCAAAAGAGTATCACTAAGGAATCTCTGGGTAAAGGCCTGATTGATTTTGCTGTTGGTTTTGGTCTTACTGATATTAGGTCTAATGCTGCAGGAACTGCTCATACATTCTACTCAGCATTAGATCATGGTCTTGCTGGTATCACTTCAGTTAGTATCGTATCTGGTGGTTCTGGATATGGTTCTGGAGCATCAGGAAATGCATATAACGCATCATTAGTTGGATTTGCTGGTTCTACAACTGGTGCTAATGCAACTGCAGTTATTACCTTCAACTCATCAGGAACTCTGACTGCCATCAAGATTATGGATGGTGGTAGTGCCTATGGTATCGGTAATACTTTGTCTGTTGTTGGTGTTGCAACCACAACTGCCCACGTTCCTGCAGTTGTTCAAGTCACACATATCAATAATAATATCAACGATAGTATTCAACTTGATGGTATTATTCCTGCATCCAACAACGAATACAATACTCTTTATAAAGTCACTGGTATTTCAACTGGCAACACAAAACAATTTGAAGTTGAATCATCTGTTCCTATCAATAACCCAACTCAAGTTGGACTTGGTGTAACTGTCACAACTTACAGCAATACTAAGATCGTTGGTAGGGCTCTTGGCATCTCAACATTTGTTTATGATTCGTCAGTTGGTACTGCTGCTCTTACTTTCTATACCCCTCACGGATTCAAGGTTGATAACAAACTGCGTATTGGTGGTGCAACTGTTAACTTCTTTAATGGAGACTTTATTGTTAAAAAGGTTTCTACTCCTACAACTCTCACAGTTAATGTAGGTCTTGGAACAACTGTTGTTGGAACTGGTGGATCTATTACTGCCTACAGATATGGATTTTCATCAAGTGGTGGTGATATTACTGTAGATAATGAAAATCTTGCAGGAAGATTTGGATTTGAGTATGCTGGTATCACGACAACTCTGAATACTGCAATCCTTGCAAGTGCAGCAGATTCTACACCATTAGTAATCATTGGTGCCGATGCTCTTGGATTTAGACTCGGTGATTATATTCAGATTGATAGTGAAATCTTTAGAATCAAGTCTGATGTTACTGGAAGTTCTGTTTCTGTATTCCGTGGTCTCTTTGGTACTACAAGAGAAACTCATGCAGTCAATTCAGTTGTCAGAAGAGTTAATGTAATTCCTATTGGACTTCGTAGAAACTCAATTATTCGTGCCTCTGGACATACATTTGAATATCTTGGTTTTGGTCCTGGTAACTATTCAACTGCTCTCCCAGAGAGACAGGATAGAATCATTTCTCCACAAGAGGAACTGATTGCACAGAACACTAAGATTGATGGTGGTGTAAGTATCTTCACTGCGATGAACAGTGATGGTGATTTCTATACTGGAAACAAGAAAGTTAATTCGGCAACAGGTCAAGAAGAAGTATTTGATGCACCTGTTCCTTCCATAACTGGTGAAGAGATTGATACTGGAAACATCAGTGTTGGTTTCGATGTTCTGACTCCACTGGAAGCATCGATTACTCGTTCACTGAGAGTTGAAGGTGGTTCTGATGGTAATCTTGTTTCCGAGTTTGATGGTCCCGTAATCTTTAACAATAAGATCACTTCGACATCTGATAAAGGTATTGAAGCAAACTCGGTATTTGTTCAAGGTGATCAAATTGTTTCTCGTAAGTTTACAATCAGTGAGAATAAGCCAACTCTTGCAGGTAACTATGGAGACATCGTAACTAAGTCTGTTCCAGGAAATAATACTTTCGTTGGTTGGGTTTATACAACTGATAATGAGTGGAAGGAGTTTGGTTATATTGGTGGAAATGGAGTTGGTATTTCTTCTAATGGAACTTATGTTGGATTCTCAACTCTCGTCAACATTCAAACTACTGGTATTGATTTAACTGCAGTTAATGATGTAACCTCTGGTATTACCACTGTTAACTTTAATGCTTCTCCAAAGATTGGTATTTCAAGTGGTCCTCTGAATAACTTTGTTGGTCTTGCAACACAAATCAACTTTGTTGGTTATGGTGTTACACTGACAACTGCATTTAACCAAACTACAGGAATTGCAACAGTTACCGTAGATACCAGTGGTTTGATTGGTATTGGTGGTTCATTCCCAGGACTTCCAAATTTCTCACTTCAGTATAATGATTCTAATAAGTTCAACGGTGTTCCTATCTTCCTGTACAATTCTGCTGGAAACAATCTGGTAGTTGAAGGTTCCTCAAGCAATACAATCTTTAAGGTAACTCAAACTGGAACCGGTAATGCATTCTATGTTGAAGATACCAGTGGAGATCCAACACCATTTGTCGTTACTAATGATGGTTCTGTAGGTATCGGAAGTTCTGTTCCAACTGCTCAACTTGATATTACTGCTACTTCACAACCTGCAATCAATATCAGATCTACAAGTGGTTCTGGCAATATTGTTCGTATCGATAATACTTCTACAGATACCACCCCATTTATTATTGATGTAAATGGTAATGTTGGTATTAACACTGTTGCAGCAATCGCAGCACTTGATGTTGTCGGAAATGCTGCAGTCACTGGAGCAGTTAGAATCTATGAGGCAGACAGAAGTAACTATGTTGGACTTCAGGTTGGTTCTCTGACTTCTAACCTCAACTTCACACTTCCAACTGGTATTGGTACTGCTGGTTATGTTCTTTACACCACAGGTTCTGGTGTTCTTGATTGGAAAGTTGCTTCTAACCAAGAAGTTAAGGCTGGAACTGGTATTACTATTTCTTATGCA